GTGGTGGGCGCACTCATAGCAGTGCTTGGGCAGTATTTGCCGACACCGCAAGCCGTGCATTGATTGACATCTGCAAGTCCGGTCGCAGTGCTGTAGGTACCTTGTGGGCAGGGGTACTGAGTGCCTGATCGGGTGCCGAGAGGACAGTAGTGACCAGCTGGGCAGGTAGATCTCTGCGAAGAAGCAGCCTTGATGCAGAAGTAGCCGGGTGTGCAGGGCAGACAGTCTTGCTCAGACATGGCCGTCGTGTATTGCGAGTAGGTTCCTGCGGGGCACTGAATGTCAGTTGACGCACTTGAAGAGCCAAGCTCACAAAATTCGCCAGTCGCACACACAACCATGTTGCCGTTGGAGCTGGATGAGCCAGCTGCGCACTTTTAACCCTTAGGGCAGGGCAGGCAGTGGAGAGGATCATGAACATCGACTCTGTCGGTGAAGGTTCCAGCGGGGCAGGGGTACTGCGTCTAAGTTGCAGTGCCAGCAGGGCAGTAGTGACCTTCAGCGCAATGGAAACCGAGGAAGTTTGTCATTGCAGTGTTAGGGCAGTAGAAGCCGGGTGGGCACAATTGAACACCGTCAAGTGAATCAATACCTTGAAGTGGGTTGAAATATCCGACTGGGGTAACAGTGGGCAGTTCAGAACCTTCTGGGCAGTAGTTGCCGGGTGGGCAGGTCAAGCATTCACTTGGATCTGTCTTACCAGACTTGTAACCGCCGAATGTACCAGCTGGGCAGGGGAGACCTGGCGCAGCTACACCAGTTGGGCAGTAATAAGCCATTCCACAGGTAGTGGAAGTGGTGGCTCCAGTACCGCACGATTCACCTGATGGGCAAGTTTGACAATCATTCAAAGAAACACCGTAGAGTGCGTCACCAGTGGTTCCAGCGGGGCACTCAGCGTAAATACCGTCCTTGCAGTAAGCGCCAAGAGGGCATGGGTAAAGCTGGAAATGGACTGTGCCGGCGATACAATTGTAGCCAGAGGGGCAGGTTGCACAGCCATCAGTTTAACTGGTTGCAGCCTCCTTGATACCGTAAGTACCGGCGGGGCAGAGAGTCTACACACCGGCGGCGCAGTAAGAGCCTTGAGGACACTTCAACTCCTGGGTGTAGAAACCAGTCTTTTCTGGGCATAAGTAGCCATCAGGACATGTAGAGCAAGTAGTTTCACCCCAATCAGAGTAAGTCTTGTGTGCACACACAGTCAAGCCATTTGATCCGGAGTTGATCTTGAAGCCTTGAGGCACAGGGGTACAGTACTGGTTACCTTCTTCGGAGTAGTAGTCAGTAGGGCATGTAGAGCATGAGGAAGCTCCGCCAAGCGAGTAAGTGCCGCCAGCACAAACAGTTGGGGTGGCCACCTGAGCCGCGCAGTAGTAACCGGGTGGGCATGTGAGGCAAGTCATATCCTGAGCCGAACTGTAGGTTCCAGCGGGACATGACTCCTTAATACCCTTGGTGCAGTCGTAGCCGTCAAGGCAAGGCATGCAATCTCCAGTGGTTGAGCTATCAGCATAATGCCAAATAGGGCAGGGAGCCAAAGTTTCTCCAAAGTTGCACTCATGGGCGTCCGGGCAAATAGTACACGCCATGTTTCCACCGATTTGGTAGTAACCATCTGCGCATATTGTGGATGGCTCAACAGCTTTGTTTGAGCAGTCATAGCCAGGTGGGCAAATTCTGCACTCGATTGAGCCAGCCACAGACCAGGTACCATCGGGGCACGCGATACCAGCAGTCCTGTGGCCAGATGACGAGTAGCCAATGGGTGAGAAGGTGCCAGCTTGTGACGCAGTGCAAAGGTAATTTCCCAAATAGTAGCCTGGCTTGCACAGAATTGTGTGTCTACCATCAGTTGTCTTCAACTGTCTGTTGGGGAATACACGCATTTAATAAGTCATACCAATTTCGGCGTAGTAACCAGTGGAGACGGTTGTGGGTGTAGTGATCGTCGTGGGAGAGTAC